TATGCAGGCTGGATGGAAAAGATGGACCCTACTTATGTAGCCTCTATTTTAAGCGGAACTTTGGCAACGTTTTCTATTTCTAGGGAGAAGAACAAATGAAGAAATTAGTTTTGTTATTACTGATGGCTGCCCCAGTGTCAGCTCAATCAGTTACACCTAATTTTACACAAGGTAGTATGCAATCTACTACCACTACAACTATTGATATTGACCGTACTATCGCAACAGAAGTGTACGGGGGAGATTATAAATCATGGTCTGGAACCAACGTTACACCCAGTGGTTCAATCGGCAACTCAGCAACAACATTTTCAGTAACTACTTCTGGAGATCCATTCCAGCTAGAAATTGTAGACAGAGTGGCAGGAGTAGTGGAAACAATCGACATCAACGAAACCATTCAACAAGTCTCTACTACTACATCCTTGTCAGTCTTCTCACAGTAACACCAGCTTACGCAGGGGATGACCCAACAGTATCTAACACTGCAAACCCTGTAGCGGCTGCTACGGGTAACGTTACTAACCAAGCTGTGCAGTTCCAGAACAACGGAGCACCCTCCAGGCAAGTCTTTGCTGGTGGTAACTCCTGTAACGGAACAACAATGACATTCCAACCATTTTATATGGGTGGTGATGTACACACAGATGCGTATCAACGTACCCAAAACTTTGGTGTACAGCTTGGCTTTTCTGTACCGTTAGACGGTGGCATGGTTGAAACATGCAAACAGATCGCACGAAGGCATGAACAGAAGATGAGGTTGGACTATGAGCTAGTACGTGCTCTTAAATGTACGGAGATCATGAAAGCTGGTTTTACATTTCGTCCTGGCAGTCGCGTAGAAGTGCTGTGCCATGACGTTGTACCTATTGTCTCACTTAAATAATGGAAGCAGCAGTCACTGCGCTCATCGCTTTGATTGGTGGTGGGGCAGCTTTAAATAACAGACTACACAACAGAATAAATAACGTTCATGACCGCATTAGTGGCCTTGATAGGCGTATTGACGCTATTGAATTAAGCGTAGCGCAAGACTACGTATCTAAAGCTGACCTATCAGTAATGGTCCAACGTATGGAAGACCATATGGTACGTATCGAAAACAAATTAGATCAAATTGTATTGAGGAATTAATTATGGCTTACAGACCCGGCTCGTTTGTTGGAAAAATCAAAGATGGCCCAAGAAATACTCCCAAAGGAAAACCAGTACCTCAAGGTAAGGATGTCTTTCCATCAGCATATACTGGCCCAAAAAAAGCCACAAACTCTGTTAACGAAGAAAAGAAGAAGCGTGCATGACTTATCAACTTATTGACCTATACACCAGTAAAGTACTTGGTGAATATGCAACACTAGCTGAAGCTGAACGTGACGAATCACATCTTATTCATGAACCTAATGAAGTTCGTTATGAGATTAAAGCACCAGCTAAACCTAAAGCTAAAGCTAAAAAAACTAAATGACAAACAAGAAAGCAACTGAAGACCAGTTCAATGAGTTGCATAATCTTGTTACAAAGGAATTCCTTGCCCGTATTAAATCGGGTGAGGCTTCCACACAAGATCTAAAAGCAGCTTGTGATTGGTTAGCTAAGAATGACATCAGTGGTGTCGCCTTTGAAGGTAGCCCACTAGATAAGCTAGTTAGTATTATGCCGACTGTTGACCCTGAACTTGTACAACGGAGACTTTATGGCTCGAAAGTCTAGTCATAGCGGAGCCAAATATGCTAATGGTAATTATAAATCTTACCAAAAGAAATATGATGGCTCTAAATTACAGATCTCTAAACGATCTTCATTAAATAAAGAAAACCGTAAACGTGGAACCTACGGTAACGGTGATGGCAAGGATGTATCCCACAAGAAAAATGGAAAGACATTCCTCGAAGCAGCATCAAAAAACAGAGCACGTAAAGGACGCGCATGACACCCCTACTTCCTACCCCTAAAGATTACCTCTACAACTTAATAGCTATGACCTCACCAGAAGCACAGCGTCTGTGGCGACGCTCTATTAAGGAACATTTTGACCATACTTGTATCTATTGCGGAAAAACCTATGACCTTAGTCAATTATCTATCGATCATGTTCATCCTCGCGCTCGTGGCGGAGAGGATGTTGCAACAAATGTTGTATGCGCCTGTACTAGATGTAATCAGGATAAAGGAAGTACACCCGTCCTTAGTTGGATGAGAAACAAATTTGGAGTTAATAGACTCCGTGAAAAACTAATTATGGAGTATATTAATTAATGGACCTATCTGGCGTTCCAAAATCTGAACGAGAATTATATGGTATAAATCAAGAGCAAATTAGAAGACTAGAACAGCGTCAAAAAGACTTGATGGCTTTAAAAGAGGATTTACCTAAAACTGACAAAATAGGTAGGGGTTCTCTTCAAAAAGAGTATGGAAAAATTAATCGTTGGCTAGGTGATTTAAGACAAGCTCCTGAAACTTTTGTTAATGTTAATATGGAGGGTCTATCTGATAAAAGATTTGGAGAAGCCATTCATACTCACACTCGTCGAGTAATGGACCGTTTTCGGTTAGATACTAGACCTGCTAAACAACAAGGGTCGTCTATTCATCATATAGATTCTACAATGCAAACCGTGCCAGCTGTTCAGACTGCTTCTACTGGAATGCGTCGGGATCTTATAGAAGCTATTAAAGATCAAGGCGATGAATTAGCTACTGGACTTCGTGGTTTAAATTTTTTTGATGTTGATGAAAAAACTCACCCATTATATCATCCTGGTAAAGACGGTAAAGTAGATTATAAAAATTTACTCGCAAAAGCTAGGCTGTTACCAGCTACTGCAACACTAGAAGAACGTTTAGCAGAACTAAATCGTTCAAAAGCTATTTCTACTGCAGCATCAGAAGCTGCTGATGCGTCACCACAAGCCCAAGCAAGACAAACTAATTTATTGAATAGAGCACGCTCTACTGGTGGTGGTAAAGTACTAGATGCAATGGGCAACCCGTTTGACAGAAACAACCCATTACGTACTACAGAAAACATCGGTGCTTTAAGAAAATATATTGGTTTAAGTTTTAAAAATGGGCATGCAAATTTTATGGTATTACCTGAAATGGCTGCTCTTGGAAAATATATCCAAACAGTCGCTCGAAACCCTGTTGAATCATTAACAGGTGCTGCGATGAACTTGGCAGATCCTGATGCAATCAAAGCATTGTTTCAAGGTAAACCTAAGGAAGCTCTTGAGAAAGGTGCTATTGGTGCTGGTATAGGTGCTGGTATTACAGAAGCATTAAAGGTAAGTCCAATGCAACAAGCCAGACTAGCTTCATATGCTTCTAAAATACCTGGTGTTGCTTCGCAAATACCAAAAGCATTAAGTATTGGTGCTGGAGTTGCTAGATTTGTCGGCCCAGCTTCTATGGCTGTTGCTGGTTATCAACTAGCTGATGCTATTTTAGAAGGTTCTACTGGAGAAGGTTTTGTTGATACTATTAAACAAGTACAAGACAAAGAAAGAACTGCTGAAATTAATGAAGCAGCAGTAGAAAGTGCTGCGAAATCTAAGCAGCTTGCTGTTGAAAAAGAATTGCCTAAACCAATTATAGATTCAGATACAATAGAAAAGTTTGTAACTGATCCTATTAATGAACTTGAATATGGCTGGAAAAAACTAACAGGACAAGTCTAAAACCCTCTACAAGCCCTCCTAACCCCCTACACGCTAGATTCTACCTATGACCCACCCAATCATTGTCACAGGTCCACAGAGAGCAGGCTCACGGCTTGCTAGTCACATTATCGCTAGACAAACTGGTAGGAAGTTTATTGATGAGCTTGAATACAACATAAACATACCTAATAATAGTGTTGTTCAAGCTCCCTTTCTTCTTAAAGCAGTAATAGAATTATCTTTTATATTTCCAAATGCTCAGTTTGCTTTTATGATTCGTAATAAAAACGACATCATAGCTAGTATGGAACGTGTTGAATGGTATAAAGATTATACCGACAACCCTGACTTTTATAGTACTTATATTGATCATTGTTATGACTATATCAAAATGCTAAAGCAGTCTTTAGATAAAGATCGCTGGTTTGATATTCAATATGAATCTCTACAACATGATCCGTTGTTTGTAAAAGATAGAGCTGATTTTACAGTTAAACAACATTTACCCTTTACACCTAACGGTCCCACAACTTGGAGAAACGATGGATACATTAAAACTATTAAAGGATGATTTCAAGCTATTCCTACAAGCATTATGGAGTGAATTAGATCTACCAAACCCTACACGTGCTCAATATGCAATTGCTGATTACCTTCAACATGGTCCAAAGCGTTTACAAATCCAAGCATTTCGGGGA